AGGTCTGCAATCAGGGTGAGAACTTCGCTCCACTTGAGCGCGACTGCCTGTTCCAGATAGCCATCCTCGGCGGGATTGAATTCCCCGAACACAGGGTTCTCGCTGATGACGCAGTAGTCAGCGTCCTCAACGGTGGGGTTGGGGTAGACTTACAGAGGCATCAGGCCGTCCTAAGGCTGTGTGGGGTGGTCATGGACCAATAGTATCGTACGACTTGTCAACAGTGCAAGACCGTGGTTGACTCTGTCCATGCCGCTGAAAACCGTCTCGTACTCATCGATCAAGCAGTGGGCGACCTGTCCACGCCAGGGTTACCTGGGCCAGCACCTCGGACTGCAGAGGATGGACGAGCCCCGTACCGGGGCCATGCCGTTCGGTTCCCGCGTGCACGTCGCACTGGAACTGTTCGGCAAGAGCCACTGGCGGATCGCCCCCGCGCTGATCTGGAAGAAGCTCATGGACCGCGAGTTCGAGATCGCGGAGGAGAAGGGCTGGCCGCACAACCTGGACAAGGAATCCAAGCTCGGTCAGACGATGCTGGAGGGCTTCCACGACTGGATGGAAGAGGAGGGCATCTTCGCCAACTGGACCGTCATCGGGATCGAGCAGAAGTTGCACACCGTGCTCACCGTCCGGCTGGACGACGGGCAGGAGATCGACGTCCGTATGCAGGGTAAGCTCGATGTCCGTACGCAGCGGAACAGCGACGGTGCCGTGTTCGTGGACGACTACAAGACCACGGCTTCTCTGTCTGAGGATGCCATCGTGGCCAAGCTTCAGGAATCTCAGGGACCGCTCTACACCATCCTGGAGCGGCGTCAGGCTCCGCCGGACCAGTGGTCGGCCGGGTTCATCCTCACCATGCTCCGCAAGGTACAGCGGGGACCGCGTTCCAACCCGCCCTACTACATGCGGATCGTGGAGCCCTACTCCGATGCCAAGCTCAAGGCGGCGGAGCGGAACATCATCGCGGAGATCACGCAGATCGCCGGAGTAGTTGACAAACTAGAGCAGGGTGCTCCACACTTGGACGTCGCACCGGCTCGCGCCGGTTGGTGGTGCAAGACCTGTCCGTTCCGGATTCCGTGCATGGAGATGGCGGACGGGAATGTGTCTGGGGCCAATCGCCTTATCCTGGATAACTACGTCTCCGGCAACCCGCTCGCCCGCTACGACGAAGACCCGGCGAACACCCTGGATGCTCTCGGTTTGGTGTAGTATGTAATTCTCGATCAACACTCAATCTCACCTCAACTCAACTCGAATCGATACTCATGCCTCGTTCTCGTAGTCCGTGACCCCCACTGCGTGTGCCCATACCGCCCAGTGGAGAGAAGATCACATTGCCCAACGCACTATCGATGCTGGTCATCGGAGAATCCAAGGCAGGCAAGAGCCTGCTCGGGGTGTCCGGCCCGGCCCCCCGGTTGCTGCTGGATGTCGAATCCGCAGCCCGGTTCCTGCCACTTCGGCCCATCGCGTGGGATCCCAAGAGCCCCGTTCCGAAAGCCGATCCTTCCTGGGACACCGCCGTCGTCAGCGTCAAGCACTGGGACGACGCCCGGAGGGCACTGGACCAGATTCAAAGCAGGCCGCACCCGTTCAACAGCGCCACCCTAGACTCGGTGTCCGAACTGCAGTACCGGAACATCGAGAAGGTCGCCGGTGGCGAGCAGCCCAAACTGCAGGACTGGGGCACCATCTACCGGGAAGTCGGATCGTTCTGCCGACAACTCCGGGACATGACCGAGCATCCCAACCATCCTCTGACCGGTGTCATCGTCACCTCGATGGCCAAGCTGGGAGAGGACAAGATCTGGCGTCCGTTCCTGCAGGGACAGATGCAGACGGTCATCCCCTACCTGTTCGACATCATCGCTTTCCTGGAAAAGAAGCGGGTGCTGAACGGGAAGAACTGGGATGAGGTTCGTGACCTCTACACCGAAGAGGTCATGCCCAAGCGCTTCATCGCAGGAGGCCGGATCACCGGCCGGATCGACTCACCCCTGCGCCTTCCACTGGTCACCGGAACCACTATCCCGGAGATCGCGAAGAAGAACACCACCTTCCGGGCCATCATCCGGGATGTGTTCGCAATGCACGCCGAGGCCATGGTCGCGGCGAAGCCCGTCCCGGCTGCAGAACCGCAGCCGGTCCCCGCAATGCAAGGAGAACCGAAGTAATGGGAAGTTACAACCTGGCTTCAGAGCTCGAAGGAATGTCCGATGAGGCTCTGGGCACGAAGCTGCACGACAAGGGCGAGTACATCTTCGTGGTCGACGCCGCCGAGGAGGCCGAGACCAGCGGGAAGAACCCGTGCCTGCGGCTGAAGGTGTCGTTCGTGGACGGTGCTTACCGGGGTCAGCAGCTGACCAAGGACGTCATCTACTCCAACCGCACCGCCGGTGGTCCGCCGTTCTTCTACCGGCAGCTGGCCGCGCTCGGCCTGACCACGGACATCGTTCGGGAGAACCCCACGTTCGACGTGCTGGCCCAACTGTCGGTCGGTGCCCAGTTCATCGGCAAGGTGGACCATCGGGAGTTCCCCCAGGGCTCCGGGGATTACCGGCTGGACCTGATGGTCTCCAAGCCGGTCTCCAACCCGAACACGGACGGCGACAGCGCCGCCGGTGCCACCGAAGCTCCCGTCCAGGACGACCGGTGGAACGTCGAGGAGGATGATGTGCCCGCTACTCCAGCTGCCGTTGCAGCAGAACCGGAGGCTGCTGCTGCAGAGCCTCCTACCGCTGCTGAGGAAGCGGACGCCGAAGACCCCTGGGGAGTCACGAGCAAGTAGTTCCAGTGGGGCCGGGGCTCAGGCCCCGGCCCTTTCTGTATCTACTTGAGGAGAGAAATTGAAAGCACCGGATATCGCCGTCAACATCGTTGAGAACCCTTCCGACGTCTCAGACTTCTGGGACTGGCTGACACACCGGCCACACGGCTACGTCGCCTGCGACATCGAGTCCGGAAGCAATCCTGTTGGGCACGAGCTTGAGATCTTCAAGCCCGGATTCCACGTCCGGATGATGCAGTTCGGGGACCACCAGAGCGGCTGGGCCATCCCTTTCCAGGAGTGGAAGGGACTGGTCCGGGGAGCGTTCGAGTGGATCTCCGAGAGCCGGACAACCCACGTGTGGCACAACGGGTTCGGCTTCGACGCCCAGGCACTCCGGCAAGAGGGAATCCTGCTGGACCCCACCCTGATGCACGACACCATGATCGACGCCGGGCTGCAGGGATTCGCCGGGGAAGGCAAGAAGCTCAAGAGCCTGGCCCGGCGCGAGTTCGGAGACTGGGCCGTCGTCGGAGCCAACATCCTGGACAACGCCAAGAAGAACGCCGGATGGACCTGGACGGACTTCCCGATGGACTGGAAGCCGTACCCGGTCTACGGCGTGGTCGATACCGTCATCACCGCGATGCTCTACGAGAAGTTCCGGGAGTCAGACCCTACCGGGATGTTCACCCCGCACCACGACATGGAGATCGCGGCCAGCGTCATCACCAACCAGATGGCCCGTACCGGGATGATGGTCGACGGCGAATACCTCCACGATCAGATCCTGGAGTATGCACGGCGGGAGGAGGAGCTTCTAGCTAAAGCCAGGAGTATGGGCTGGGGGTCTCCCAGCAAGGACGCCGAGGTGCGCCGGATTCTCAAGGAGGCAGGCGTTCTCGATGAGAAGCGGATCACCGAGTCCGGCATTATCTCCGTGGACAAGAAGCAACTGATCAACGTCCAGCACCCGCTGGCCGAGCTTGTCCTGGAGTACCGATGGGTGCACCGTGTGCGGACCAGTTACCTGGAGAAGCTCATGGGGATGATCGGTGGCGAGCTTGCCCCCGGACTCATCCACCCCAGCATCTGGAGCATGGCTGCACGGACCGGCCGGATGAGCGTTTCGGATCCTCCGGCGCAGCAGTTCCCGGCAAACGATCCGGTCGTCCGGCAAGCGTTCATCCCGGACAACCCCGACCACGTCATGATCTCCGCTGACTTCGGACAGATTGAGATGAGAGCGTGGGCGATCCTCAACAAGGACGCCAAGCTGATAGAGATGCTGAACGAGGCGGACCGGACCGGTGAGGACTTCTTCGTCCTGATGGCCCGAGATCTCTATCAGGAACCAGGGTTTCAGAAATCCGACAAGCGTCGTGGGCCGATCAAGAACACCGCCTACGCGACCATCTTCGCCGGTGGTGACGCCAAGATCGCAGAGACCGCCGGGCTGCCGCTGGTGCAGGTGCAGCCGGTGATCAACGCGCTCAAGAAGGCATACCCCAGCTTCGGAGACGCCGGGCAGTCCATGGTCTCCCCTGTGGACGGTGGGAAAGCCTTCGAGATCTGGACCCCCAACGGACGCCGGTTCAAGGTGCGGGACTACAAAGACAAGCGGGTTCTACCTAACTGGTGCACCCAGGGCTGGGCGGCAACGATCCTCAAGGACAGCGCAATCGCTTGCCGCGCAGCGGGTCTCGGAGATTCTCTGCGTCTTGCCGTGCACGACGAACTGCTGTTCTCGGTACCCCGTGAGGACGCCAGGGACGCAGCCGCAGAGATCGAATCCATCATGAGCGGTCAGATCACCAAGGAGGAGTACGGAGTGGACGTGTACGCCAAGCCCACCATCGGTAACAACTGGTCGGAACTGAAGTGAGAAGACTGATAGCTGTTACCGGGTATAAGAACTCGGGGAAGAACGCCATCTGCAGCGTCCTGGAGCACGAGTGTGACTACGTTGTCACCGGGTTTGCGGACAAGCTCAAGGCCATGCTGCTGGCGATGAACCCGATCATCCACTGTGATCCCATTTCTGGACCTACCCCAACCCGGTTGAAAACCGTGGTCGACGGGTTCGGCTGGGACATCGCCAAGGAGGACTACCCCGAGGTCCGACGTCTGCTGCAGACGTTGGGCACCGAGGCAGGACGCAATCACCTCGGAGAACAGGTCTGGGTTGATGCTTGGAGACGGGACGCTGGAACGCTTCTCGGGCAAGGCCGGGACGTCTGTGTTTCCGACATGCGCTTCCTCAACGAGGCACAGGCGGTTCGGAGTCTTGGCGGACAGATCTGGCGGGTGCTCCGACCGGGGACGGCTCGCGGAGAACACCTGAGCGAGA